GGCACCAATACCAACTGTATGGCTATGGGCGCATATTATGCATTTCAAGGTAGTGGCTCTTATACCTTTTCCCATTGTCGTGCTATTGCTTGTTTAAATGGGTTTTATGGTGTCAGCACAAGTGATAAAATGGATATTTCTACCTGCTCCTATGTTTGGTGTCCAAACAATTACCGTAAGGGTGGTTATACTACTGAAAACGGTTCTCTCGCCAAGGTTGTTATTTTTGACCTATTAAAATTTGCCGAAGCGTTTAAACCATTGCTTCAATTTGACCGTAATGACGGCGACAATACAGTTTCTGTTGGTGACATTGATATTCTTGGTTATGTCCGCCGTCTTGGGTCAGGAATAATTGATATTGGCCCATTTGAGCATTCTCTAGTTACACCTGATTTTGATAACTATAAAACTCAAGAACCCGCTATTAAAATTGAACGTGCCGGAATGCAGAGGTTTACTTTTTTCGCTGATGGCGGAAAAGAATTTACTCGGAAAGTTTGGGTAAAATGGTCTGGATATGCAAGCATAGACAAACCGCAAATGGTTATTGACGGGGCACATATCGAGAGAATGGAAACAACCGCCACAGGCGATGGAACGGATTGGGAGCAATTAACTGTTTCCGCTACGCCAACAGTCGGGGGCGAGATTGAGTTATACCTTTATTCAAGGGATACGAATGCATCTGCCGTGACATATTTTAGTGATTTGGAATAGGAGAGTGTAGATATGAAATTAATAAACGGGCAGATGTATCCACGACTCCCAAATACAAGTTCTGGAATAAAATTATGGCAGGGGCAAATTTATGAATCAGTATTTCAAATACAACCATCCATTGAAGCTCTTCATAAAACATCCTCAGATTCGCTTAGTATTAGTATTTCTGATTCATATAATCAAACCAATATAATTTCAATAGATGTATTAACCATATCTATATCTGAGCAAAGTATTTCTATAGATAAGACTTTAATTTTAAATGACAATATAAATATAATATTCGATGATGAAATGAAGTTTGTGCAAGTTTCAATTTTAAGTGCGGATTTTCCTATTATCACGATTACAGAAAATAATTTCGTTAGCTCCATAGGTTATAATATCTTTTCCTGGGATGATCTAGACATATTTTTAAAAGAAACTTTTATTATTGACGAAAAGAGTATCTATGATTATTTAAATTTACTTGAATTAAGGGAACTACCTTTAGAATTTAAGTTAAAAGAATTGTCTCTTGGTTTTGTTCTCGAAACCATTCCGCTCGATTACAGATTAAAAGAGAAAGAATTAAAATATAAATTAACTGAATTGCCTTTAGAGTTTAAGCTAAAGGAAGTGATGAAAAAAGCATGATTGAGCTTTATAAAGGTGAAAAACGTTATATACCTATGGCATTGGTAAAGGTAAGAAATGTAGATAAACTCTTTACCATTGAAAACGTAGATTGCAGAGTTGTGGATGACAATTGGACTGAAATCGAAAGCGGTCTTGGAGTAATAAAGGGTAATGAAGTAATGTATTTTTTAGATACTACATCTGAAGATTATGTTTATGGCGGAAATTATATTGTTTGTTTTGACGTGACTATAATTGGTTCTCCAGAAGTAATCAAAGGTCAAGTTAAAGTTAAAATTAAAGCGAAAAGTAAATATAGTTATGAATAAGGGCAGAGAGAATATACGCCCTGATCTCTCTGCCCGTTGCCGGACGAGGTAAGTCATCCGGCAATTTTATACTAACACAAAAGGGCTGATAAAACAAGAGGCGGTGGTCGAATAGATGAGTAATAGCAATTATGGTGAGCGCATTAGCAGATTGGAAGAAAAGGTTGATAATATCGAAGAGAAAGTAAACGAACTTTCCGATGTGAAAAATGTTGTAACAGAATTGGCCCTGCTATCACGTCAGTATATAGAACAAAATAAGGAATTTAGAAAAACACAAGAAACATTAGTTCAATCTTACACTGAATTAAAAACAACATTGAAAACCATGAATGATAATTTAACCAATATAAATTGCGAAGTAAAAAAGGCAAATACAAGAATTGGCGATTTAGAAGTTAAGGTTGGTGCTTTGGATAATAAATCAAAAGTTGATATTATAAGCTTGATTGTAAAAGCTGTGCCCTGGTTTTTAGGTGCAGGAATTACATATGGAATTTATAAGATAGTAATTGAAGTAATGAAACTATGAGGAAGGTAGGTGCATAATGGGAGCTTATAACGCTGGCAGAATTCCACACCAACAACATTTTTATGTAGACGATGAAGCCGATGCACCAACAAAAGCATATGTTGGTGATAAGCTATATATTTTCAATACAAATGAGCAAAAAATTTGGGATGGCGAAAAATGGGTTGAATATGGTGCAATTGTTAGTTTATCGGCACAGCAAACTGGAAAAACATTGGCAGAACAATATACACAAGACGATGCTGAGGACGATGTTTTGGCATTCTCGGAAAACATTCGTACAATCAGCATTTATCACGAAGAATCAACGTGGAAGACATTTATTGTAAATGGTATGTCTCTTACCGTTCCGGCTGGTGGATGGGTTCAAACGATTGGCGGGGTTCCCAGCAAGGAAGTTACTATCCCTTCCGGCGTTAATTGCATTGTAGGGAGACTGGTTTAACAGTCTCCCTTGGTTTTACAGGTATTATTTTCAAACACACCCTCTAAATCCTCTTGATTTTTTCATTTATCCCCTCTCTTCCCCATTTGACAATAATGCCTGAATTTTGTATAATTATAGAGAGATTGAAATATTTCCCATTTGCATGGTGGTGATAAAACATTAAAATTTTATGTTTAGACCAAAGCACAACTAAAACAGGATATTCTGTTTTTGAAAATAGAGAACTGATTACATATGGCGTATTGGAATCAGGTATTAAAGAAGAAAATCCATATGAAAGATTATATTACAAATATAAATCAATTAAGGATTTAATAGATAAAATCAAGCCTGATTTTGTCGTGTTAGAAGAAGTTCATTTTAACCGCAACTTTAAAACGTTTCGACTTCTCGCTCAAATGCAGGGGATGATTTTGGGGATTCTAATGGAATTGGATATGGGTTTTACTATTATTGAACCTTCGACATGGCGTAAATTTGTCGGAATTAAAGATAGAAAAAGAGAAGATCAAAAGAAGTCTGCTATAGCAAGGGCTAAAGATATATTCGTTTTAGATGGATTAACCGATGATGAAGCGGAAGCAATTCTTATTGGTTGTTGGGCCATAAGGAATCTATATAAAAAAGAACAAAGGGAGATGGTTTCATGAAGGTTTCCGAATTAAAGGAACTTGTTGCCAAGGGTGAAGAACCTGACATTAAAATAGAAAAATATCTTCCTATAACTGTAATTTCTATTATGGTAAATGATATTGCCGATGCTTGCGTAAAAGTTAATGAAGATGGGATGGCTTATTGTAATTTTGTTTCTAAGAAGCTGAATACCGATGTGAGTTTTCTTACACAATTCGCAAGCATTGAGTTTGATGACAAAAACGATTTAGAGGGCTATGACTGGCTATGGGCTAATGGCATTGTAAAGAAAGTTTATGATGCTATTGATAAAGATTATGTCGATATGATTAAGGAGCTTATTGATAACGAAGTCAATCAAAGAATTGCATTAATTAATTCGGTCGAAGCGTCCGTAGCTAAGGGTGTAAGAGCTTTTGTTAATGCAATAGATGTTATTATAAAACGCTTGCCTTCTACTACGCAGATTAATAACTTAATTAAAAAGGCAAGTGCTGAATTAAAAGATTTTAACCCTGAGAAGTTAAACGTGTTGGGGGACATTATAAAAGAGGTTAAATAAATATGGATATAAGATCTTTTAGTCAGTTAGATCAGGTATTGAATCAGAATATTGCCCTTTTAGTTAAAGAAATTGGCGAACACATAAAAGATATGTTACGCAAAAATGTAGATGAACTATGGTATAAAAGAGGATATACGCCTACGCATTATACAAGAACGTTTCAATTAATCAATAGTATTACCGTTACTGATGTGAAAAAAGTTCCCGAAGGTTATCAAGTTGTTATATTTTTTGACCCCGATAAAATACATCCCTATCCTCCAGCAAAACCAAGAGAATGGCCTAAACACCAAAGCGTTACTGATGGAGCAGACGTTTCTTTTTACATACCTTGGTGGGTCGAGTTCGGGCAAAAGTCTCCATTATTCTCCTATGAAGGAGTTCATGCTATGGAAAAGACCAAAGAAGAAGTAATAGATGATGAATGGATTAAACAAAGAATAAAAGAAGTGCTTGGGGTGCGGGGATTTATTGTAAAGTAGATCAAATAGGAGTTTGATGAAAACTCCCCTCTCCCCCACTCCCGTTTTTGTTTTTGAAGGTGGTGATTTTCATTGGCAAAAAGGCGGTTTCAATACAATACATATGATACTGATAGAAAATGGCAGTATGTAAATGAAGAAAATAAATTGTTGTTAAAAGAATTTATGGAATACGCTTCGGCAACTGACAAATCGGGTGCTACAAGAGAAACATACTTGCACAACCTAAAACTTTTCTTTTTATGGGTGATGGAAGAACGCAACAATGTATTTTTCCCTGATTTGAAGAAAAGAGATTTTATGGCGTGGTTATCTTACTTGATAGATAAGCAAAAATTGTCTCCTTCTCGTGTAAGACAAATGAGAAGCACGGTTTCGTCTTTATCAAACTTTTGCGAAGACATTCTTTCAGATGAAGATGAAAGATTTAAGGATTACCGCAACCTTATTAGAAAAATACCTGCTCCCAAACTTGAGCAAGTAAGAGAGAAAACGTTCTTGACTGATGAGCAGGTAAATAAGTTATTGGACTGGTTGGAAGCGCAAAAAGCATGGAAACATTGCTTATATGTTGCTCTCAGTTTTACTACAGGAGCAAGAAAAGCAGAAATTATGCAGTTTAAGCGTTCAGACTTTACGGAAGAAACTTTAAAGAATGGTATATATGTTACTTCTGTTAAACGTGCAAAAGGTGCCGGAAGGCAGGGCAAACGAAGAAGATTTTATGCCCCTGCCGATGCAATAGATAGATATTTGAAATTGTATTTAGAAACAAGAACAGACGACTTAGATGATTTATTTATCTCTAATTATGGTGGCAAAGTAAAACCTGTTTCAACCAACACTTTTAATCAATGGTGTAAAAAATATTCGGAATACCTTGGGATTCCTGTATATCCCCATTGCTATAGAGCAAGTATTGCTACTTCTTTAAAGGAACGTGGAAAAGACCCGAATAAGATTAAACAGCTTTTGGGACATGAGGATTTAGCAACTACTCAATTATATATTCGTCAAAATGAAGAAGAAGATATTATTGATTTGTTTAAGGAAGATGAAGAAGAATACGAGGTTTAATACATTATTAATATAAAACGTTTTCAGTTTATTATGAATAAGTTGCACTTCCTGGATTATAATATATTATAGAATTAACTTTCTAAGGAGGTGCAAATATGAAAAAAATCATTTGGATTGCGTTCATCCTTTTGCTTTTCGTTCTTACGGGATGTGAAACGGAACCTTTATCAGAAACAATAAAAGAAGCTGATAGATTGGTTGAAGAAATTCAACAAAAAAGCAAAGATATTTTAGGTGAGGAAAGATATAATAAAATTTGGGGAGAAGATGAAGAAAAAAGAACTCCAGACATAAAATTAACGGTAACAGCCGGAACAGAAGGCGACCTATTTGAATTTAAGGTGATTGTAGAAAACAATAGCGGTCGAAGTATCTATGTATACTCATCCGATTTTACTTTGCGAATGCCAGGTGGACTGACCATTAACCCAACATCAGATTCGGTAAGGACATTTGAAGGAATAGAACTTAACCACGGCGAGAAAACGCAGGGATATATTTACTTTAGAGCAGAAGAAATCAAGAATCCTGGAATATACTATTTGAATTTTAATCATTACTTTGCTCCACAAGAATTTCCATTTAGAAAACAGTAGAATGATTTAGTTTTAAACCATCAGGTTTTTCATAAGAGAGGCATGGAGCCTCTCTTTTTTATTGTGCGAGAAAGTTGAGGTGAGAACGATTAAAGATGATAGGTGATAGATTAGAACTAGTTTTTACAGCTCGATTGGATAAGGATTATGAACAAAAACTTAGAGAAGCGGCAGAAAAACTTAGACAAGATATTGGTCGTCCTGTAGATATTAAAATACGGGCCGATGAGCAAGCAAAAGTATATCAGTTAGTAGTAAAAACAACCAATGCCCTTAATCAACAAGTAACCACTACATATCAATTAGATGTTGTTACTGGTAAAGTAGCCAAGGTACATGGAACAATTGTTGATAATTTAGAAAAACAGAATATATTAACTGAATCTTTCAGAATAAAACAACAACAATTATCAAATCAGGTAGATAGATTTGTCAAATTAAATAAGGAATATATTGACAAGGGCGGTTTAAGTCAAGAATACGCCAATCTTGAGCAGGCAATTAAGAAGATAGATCCTACTAGCAAGGATTTTAACAATATATTGGCTACTCAAAGATTAAGGTTCCAAGAACTTAACAAAGAAGTTGATATATACAAAAAGCAAGCAGATGAGGCTACACGTTTTACTACAATCTTTGGGGAACGAATTTTAGAAGCTGGGAAAAAATTTTTTACATGGTATGTCATTGGTAACGTAATTGTAACAGTTCTTCGTCAGATTCGTGAAGGCATTGCATTTGTAAAAGAACTCGACAAAGACTTAACTCAAGTATCAATGCTTACGGGTCAAACAAGAGAAGAAACCCGTGATCTTGCGCTAGAATATGCTCGTCTCGGCGCAGAGATGGCAAAAACCGTAAGTGAAATTTCTAAAGTAAATACTGAATTGATTCGGCAAGGTTTATCATTAGAAGTTGCAAGAAAGCGCATGGAAACGGTGCTAAAATTCTCTGCAACAGCAGCTATTTCTGCCGAAGAATCATTGCGAGTTATTACTTCTTCAGTAAATGCAATGGGTGAAGCCGCCGAAAAAACTTCAGACGTGCTTTTGCTAGCTGGTGCAATTTCTGCTTCAAGTGCAGAAGAAATTGGTGAAGCATTTACTAAGACTGCCAGTAGCGCAAAAGCAGTTGGTGTACCATTAGAAAGTTTGGCTGCTATATTAGCAACATTGGTTGAAGTTACGCAAGAAAGCCCTTCTAGCTTGGGTAACAGCATGAAAACCTTGCTGGCAAGATTCAATAAAATTAATGAAGAAACAGGCGAACTTAACGAAGAAATAAATAATGTTCAAAAAGCCTTTGAATCTGTTGGAATAACATTCGTTGATTTAGACGGGCAAATCAGGCCAGTCCATGAATTAATGAGAGATTTGGGTAAAATTTGGGATACCCTCGACAAAAACACTAAGATGTATATAGCTACTCAGGCAGCCGGTGTCCGTCAGCAGAACAGATTCTTAGCTATCATGGAGAATTTTAATAGGGTATTGGAAATTGAAAATCAATTAATGGATGCTGGCGGAACAACCAATCTTTATTATGCACGTTACCTTAACAGCGTAGAGGCCGCCGCCAATAGAAGCAGGGTTGCTCTTGAGCAACTTTGGATAAAAACGATTAACAGCGATGTATTAAAATATTTTTATAATTTTACTACTGCCGTTATTACCTTAATTGATAAAATTGGTGGCTTGCGAATAGCGATTGCTCTATTGGTATTTGCATTAATGAATGTTAGAAAAAGCACTAGTGCCTTTCTAGTCAATTTATCCTTATTGCCCGCAGCCTTTATGCAATCAATAGCAATGGGAAGAACCTTTAAGGAAACCTTGCAGGCCATTGCTGTTGCTTTTGATTTGGTAAAGCTAAAAGGAGTTGCCCTTCAAGCAGTATTAACCTTTGGATTATCCATAGCTATTACCGGCATCATAGAAGGAATACTTAGCCTAGCGGGGGCTATGGATGCTGCAAGGCAAAAAAGTGAAGAACTGCTTTACACATATCAAGAAACTGTGCAACAAAATAATGCTCATATCAAGTCTTTGCAAGAGCTTGCAAGTGAGTATGAATATTTAAGCAAGAAAGTTCCCCGAACCAGTGAAGAGCAGAAAAGATTAAATGAGCTTCAAAATGAAATAGCAAACATATCTCCCTCTGTGGTTCAAGGCTATGATGAACAAGGCAATGCTATTATAAGATTAAGGGATGGCGTTCAGGGTTTAATTGAAGAATTAAGAGAAGCAAGTAGATTAAAGGCATTCGAGCTTGTTGCTGGTGGCGAAGATGCCTTTAAGGTAATGAAAAAAGATGTCAACGATGCAAAAAAAGAAATAGAAGATATAAATCGGCATATTGCTAGATTGCAAGGCGAACCCTACTGGAATAAATTTACTAATAGTTTACAAGTAAGCCGATTTGGAATTAAACAAGTCAAAGAAGAAATGGAGCGGCTGCGGGCAGAAGGAAAAGAAGGCTCTGAAGAATTCAATAACTACGCTAAAATTTTAGAACGAAATGAAAATGAAATAGAAAATTTAAATGCTCGAATAAGAGAACTTAGAGGTAACATAGATGCTGCCGCCGATTCCTTTAGACCCTATTTAATAGCAGTCCTCGATAGTAGTGAAGCATTCGCAAAATTGAATGAAGAGCAGAAAAGGTTTCTTTATGATTATATTAGTACTACCGAAGATTTTGGCACTTCGTGGGAAGAAGCATCTGGCAATATTAGGCGTTTGATAGAAATTGTAAGTCAAGCTAGTTTCCAAAGATTTGTTAGCGATATCGAAAATATAAATACACAGCTTGAAAATGGCACAGTAAATGCAGAGGAATACGAAAGAGAATTTAATAAAATAATTGTAGCTATGGCTGAATTGTTTGGCCTAGACCCTGACTTTTTAGCGGAAATATTTAAAAGAGCTATCCCCGAAGCCCAAAGTGCCGCAGATGCAGTAGGCGAAATAGAGACTAAATTAAAAGAACTCAACGATGAATTTAATAATGTAACCTCTTCTTGTGACATTCTTTCTAAGGCGTTAGAGGAATTGGATAAATATGGTCAACTATCTGCTAAAACAATGATGGATATAGTAAATAATCATGAAGATTTAATTGTTCCCATGTTACAAGGCGAAATTGGTCTTAGGGAAGCACTAAACCAGAGAATACATGAACTCGAAGATAATGCCTTAGAAATATTTAGAGAAGCAACAATGTTAAAGTTGCAAGATAGCGAAGTTTTCTTCAATGAAATTGTAAGAGGCAATAGGGAAACATGGAATCAGGTTATCGGAATGTATGGAACCGATAAAGATAATTTTACAACTGTTGCTAAGGCAAAAATAGAAATTGATAATGCTGTAAGACGTATCGTTGGTGAAGGCTGGGCAAGAACATACGGCACAACTGCTGAAGGCATTGGGCGGATGATTTCAGCATTAGAAGCACATATACAAGCCTTTTCAGGATACACAGATAATTGGGCTAGAACAAGCGTGGCGGGTGCGTATGCTCAAATTTCCGCTTTACGATCTTTGCGATCTGCATTAAATTCGCTATCTTCAGCGATGGATACTGCTATAAGCAAAATTAATCTTGCTCCTGTTTCTTTAAAGAAGCTAGAATCTGCCACTAAATCAGCAGCTAAATCCGCTTCCAAATCTCTCAAAGACCCCTACGAAGAATGGCTTAAAGAAGCGGAACGGGTTGCGAATAACGTAATTAAATTAATGCAGGATGCCTGGCGCAAGCAGAAAAAAATAGCCTTGGCTGCTATAGATGAAGAACGCAAGGCGTTGGAAAAAGCTTACAAAGAACGCATGAAACAGCTTGATGAAGAATACAACCGGATGGCGGATCTGATTGACCAGCGCATTCGTGCAATTGAAGACGTGGAGGACGAGGAAGACTTTCAACGTGAACTTGCTAGGCTCATGGAAGAGCGTGGCGAAATAGAACGGCAGATAGCTAAATTATCTTTAGACGATAGTTATGAAGCCAGGGCAAAACGTGAAGAATTAGAAAAAGATTTAGCCAATAAGATTGAACAGATTAACGAATTAACCCGCAAACGCAATAAAGAACTTCGTGTACAAGAACTAAATGACCAAAAGAACGCCTTACAAGAAGAGCTTGAAGCCAAAAAAGCGCAACAAGAAGCAATGCATGAAGCTGAACAAGAAAGACTTGAGCGCATTAGAGAAGAAACCGCATATCATTATGATGAACTAATTAACAATGAACGCTACTTTGCTCAAATTCGCGAAGACATTATTAGCGGCAACATCAAAAATATACAAGCCAAATTACAAGACTTTATTAATAATTTTAAGAAAATAAATCAAGATGCTGCTTATGAAATGGGAGTTTCTTATCAGGAATTACTTAATCTTATGGATAGGGCTGCTGCCGCCAAAAAAGATATAACTGATATAACTAGAACATCTACCGGCACACCAGGCAAACCTTCCTCTCCCCCACCTTCTTCTGGCACTACTTCTGTCTATACAGTAAAGTCAGGGGATACTTTGTCTGCTATTGCAAGTAAATTGTTGGGCAGTGCAAATAGATGGAAGGAAATATATGATCTTAACAAGGCACTGATTGACGCAGAAGCCAAAAGAAGAAAATTATCTGCCCCATATTATAAATGGATATTCCCCGGACAGAAATTAGTTATACCCAAGAGACATGAAGGCGGCATTATAGATGGATGTTCCAGCAGAATTGTAAACAAAGACAGCAGGGATTTATGGGATCTTTTTAGTAAAGATTTAAAACCCGATGAGGTTTTAATTAAGGCACTTAAAAATGAAGTAGTGCTTAACCCCAACATAGCCCTTCCCCAATTTCAAAAGAACATGGTTAGTGCAATGGGTGCAGTTACGAATCAATCTACAAACAGCATGGTAAACAATATAAACTTCAACATTAGTGCAAATGCAACCGAAGCCGATGCAAAGAAGCTAGCGAAAATGACGCTTGCAGAAATATATCGTATTCAAGAGAGGATGGGGCGGCGGTCTTAAACCCGCCCCATTCTTATACGAACAAGGAATGAGGTGATTTTCGATTGTCTATAAAAGAGAGTTTATACTTTACTTACGATGACATTGATTCCCGAGACATGGGAATTATTAACGTGGGCATGGAGGCGGGAATGTTATCAGAACCCTTCTTACCGGAACAGGAAATATACGAGGTTGAAATAGCAGGTAAGGAAAGCCCTTACTTTCAAAAAATAAAAAAGAGGCCATTAGTATTAACGTTATCTTTTGCTTTCGAAGAAACATGGAACGAAAGTTTGATTCACCGAGTAAAGCGGTGGCTTGCTGAACAGGAATACTATAAGCCTATGATTTTCAGCGAAATGCCTGAGAAAATTTTTTATTGCATCTATACCGGAAGCCCTGAACTTCTTCATAATGGATTAAAACAGGGCGTAGTGCAGAACATTACTTTTAGATGCAATTCTCCTTATGTATATTCCCCGTTTTATGAATCAGAAATATATGATTTTAGTGAAAGCACTGAACCAGAAGAATTAATCTTTGTTAATGAAGGCGACACAGAAATATGGCCTCAAATGCTTATTGAAATGCAAGAAGACGGCGATATGTCTATTGCGAATCTATCCGATGGCGGTAAAAAGTTGAAGTTTACTGAATTAGTCAATGGAGAAAGGATTTTCATTGACAACGAGATGGAAATTATTACTACTGATATTATTGGCACATATAGATACGACAATCACAATGGAGTTTTCTTGCGGATGTTGCGGGGAAATAATAATTTGCATATTACGGGAAAGGTTAAATTGCAGTTTAAATATCGATATAAATTTTATTGATAAAATGCTGATTTGATGAGAATTTGCAAGAGAAGAAGGTGATATTGTATATGGAGTTTCCTACTATTAGCTTTGACGATATAGAAAAACTAAAGAAAAAAGTAAAACTTGAACTATGTCGTCCCGATAAAAAGACTATAGCAATATTAAAAGAAGCCTACGGCATTCGTGTTTCCATTAAAGCCATGCAGATTAACGTTTTAGAATTTAATTTACCCTTGAAGATAGATTATCATGGAAAATTAATTGACAATCCACATATTGCCGACATGCGCCCGTATTATTTAATTCGTTTAAGTGTTGGTAATCATTATCAAGAATATTTTCGCATTACCAAGCCGAGAAGCGAAGGCGGAGAAGAAAATTATAAATATTATTATTGTCTTTCATATATAAACAATCTTTCGGATAAGAAATTAGATTCATATTCCGTTGTTTCATATACGATTGATGAAGTTTTAAACGGCAAACCTTCGGAAAATATGCCGGGCATATTAGAAGGAACCAACTGGAAAACGAGTTACATCTCCCCTATTTTTACTACAAGATATAGGTCTGTAGAATCAGGTTCTACTACAAAATTAAATTTTATACTTGACACGTTGGTAAACAGCTATAATTGCTTGCCTGTATTTGATACAAGAAATAATGAGATAAATATTTATTCGCCGGAAGAAATTGGCAAAGACTTGGGTTTAACACTTAGTTATCGTAAATATATTAAATCCCTTGGTTTAGAGATTGACCCTACTTCTGAATTTACGACACGGTTATATTGCCAAGGAAAAGATGGATTAACAATTCATGATGTAACTCCTACGGGACAGAATTATTTGGAAAATTATAGCTACTTCATGTATCCGTTTTCTCGCTACCCTACTACTTCACGTTATGAATCAACGCAGGAAGATTTTGCAGAAGGAACCCTTGTAGATGTTGAAGCTACAGCAAATAATACGTTGAAATTAGCAAGCGGAAAAACCGAAGGATATAGAATTTGGCCCGAACTGGATTTGTCTGATACTGGAATCGCTGAGGATTCGGTTGTGAGATATAAGACAAAAAACGAAGCAGATGCAAAATGGATAAATATCAAATCATCTATCGACAACGGCTCAACTTGGCAACTTGTAGAAAACAACTCTCCGATACCCGGTATAAATAAAGGTGATGATTTAACCGGCAAAAAAGTTTTAATCAAATCTGAATTTTATACAGATAATCCAGATGATTCTCCTGAACTTGAAGAATTGTATGTTGCCGTGCATGGAGCAACAATACAATCTTCTGATGGTTATTTTTCGAATGAGCTATGTCATGCTCAATTAAATTATAAAGAAAAACTTGAGCTTTATGAAGGTAAGTTTGAGGATTACCTTACCGAAAAAGAATCATTATGGACAACTCGTGCAGGATTGGAGACGGAAGTGTTTAATTTGCTAACTCAACTGCATATGGTTGAAGATAGAATTGCAGTACTGCACGGTATAGACAATGCTTATTACCGTTATGATGTTGCTTATGACGGTGCGCCGGTTATTCATATATCAGAATTGAATTCCGAATATAAATATGTGGTCATAGCAAAAGCATCATCAACAGACAATTTCTTAATCAAACTTGATAATACGACAATACCAATAGAGCAGGATACATGGGAAGTGTTAGGCAAAATATCTGGTCAAACATCAAGCAGGATAGATTTATCCGGCTCCGCTACGGATGTTGATACGATTATAATTTATGCAAAAATAACTGATGAGGAATATGAGACTTCAGACAACGAAGAAGAATTAATAGAAAACTATTGTGAACCCAAAAAAGCAGATGAATACGAAGCTAAAGTGGCGGAGATAGACGGCATTAATGAGCAAATTGCTTTAATAGATGCGGAGATTGCGCAACTGCGTATAGATTTAAGTTTAGAAAATAATTTTTCGCCTGAATTAATTGAGGAACGCAATAACTATATCATTGAAAAAACATATTCCAACCAGCACATTATTGATTCCCATACTTTACTTGAAGAGGCAAATAAATATTTTGAAAATATAAATAGCCCCCCATTAATTCTCGAATTAGATACAGTGAATTTTCTTGATTGCATAGAAGGATATCCTGATTACGACAGATTATTTTATTCCGCATTAGAAGCGGGATTATACGATAAGTTGCGTGTGTGCTATGAACCGCACGGCATTGACGTAAAATGCATGATAACCGAAATAGATTTAGACATAGAAAATTCATCGTTGAAATTTGTTGTATCAAATGTTCGTGAGGTGCTTACTGAAGATAAAAAAATGTTAAAAGACTTAGATACAGCAGTTAGCGGTGCCACAACCCTTTTACAAGAAAAATTCAAATGGGATGGTGCTTCTCAAAAGACAAATGAAATAGAAGAGATTCTTCTTGGTGTTTGGGATGCCGCAAGAAGAGCTATAGAATCAGGAGTTAATAATAGTGTAACGATAGACAGAAGAGGAATCACAATTACAGACCCCAACAACCCCCTGCATGTAATCAGGATGGTCGCCGGTTGGATTGGAATTTCAGCAGATGGAGGTAACACATTTAGAACCGCAATCAATGGTAGCGGTGTATATGCATCAGAATTGGTAGGTCAAATTATAGCCGGTGAATTTCTAAAGATAGTCAATGAATCAGGTACATTTGAAGTCAATAAAGATGGCGTTATTATTGGCGCAAATGCCCTCCAAGTTTCTGGCGGTATACCAGATGATCAAATTCAAAATGCGGAATCGTGGAATAACAAGGTTGACCAGTCGGCGCATGATGAATTAAGCAATATGGTTAATGAAAACAATGCCAATCTTCAAGAGATAAGAACCTATTTTGCTTTTCGCCCTGATGGTTTAAATATTGGTAAAACGGATAGCCCTCTTCAAATTAATATTTCTAATGAACAAATTGATTTTATGGATACAGGACAAGTTGTGGCTTATATTAACGGGCAAAAAATGTATATTGGTAGTTTAGAGGTTTTAACATCTCTTCTTTTAGGAAGGCATTTAATCGAAAAATATGACGACAACACAACCCTAATAAGGTGGGTGGGATAATGGGAGTATTAAGCGGAGTTATTACAAATAATTTTGCTACATATTACTTTTTACAGCTTGAGTGGTCAGGGACACAAAAAATTTCTGATAACACAACAACAATAACTGCAAGATTGTATATTGGCGGACGGGGTAATATCATTTCTTCTGCCAATANAACTGCAAAAATAATTATTGACGGTAAGACATATACAACTACTACAGCACGAATAGCAAAAGCATCAGGAGAAAAAAAGTTAATTTATACGGTTACAAAAACGATAGCTCATAACCCCGATGGGTCAAAAAGAATTAGCGTTGGTGGAAGCTGTGGGGTCAACGCTACCCTTTCCGGCATTTATTATGGGACTGTTAATCTTCAAACTAGATATTATGATTTAGAAGATATTCCTAGAATAAGCATGCCGACATTGAGCAATCCCAACCCTACGTTGGGTAACACTATAACCGTTTACACTAACCGTGCTTCGTCAAGTTTTACACATACCATTCGCTATGCTTTTAACGGAGCAAGTGGCACTATTGCTACAGGTGTAACAACCAGCACAACATGGACGTTGCCATTATCACTTGCAAACCGTATCCCTAATTCCACATCAGGAACCGGATATATTTACTGCGATACTTATAGCGGAAGTAAAAAAATTGGAACGGCAGACGTGAAGTTTACGGCTAAAGTGCCGAGTGATATTGTCCCCGACTTTGATGAAATTTTACATATAGAATATATTCCCGAAGTTGCCAGCGTAATCGGCGAAGGTAAGTACATCCAAGGCATGAGTAGAATTTTTATGGAAATTATTGGAGCAGAAGGAGCTTATTCTTCGACAATTAAAAGTTATTCAATTACCTTTGATGGCACAACTCATAATAGCAGAACAGCGTTAAGTGAAATAGTAAGAAATAGTGGACAACTTACTATTACTGCTAAAGTAACCGATAGCCGAGGTAGAACTGCAACAAAAACTGCAACGGTAGAAGTTTTGCCCTATTCCCCGCCTCAAATAACGGCGTTTTCATTGCAACGGTGCGATGCTGATGGAACGCCTAACATGCTGGGAGAATACGTCAAAGTTAAACGTGAAGGGTATGTATCGAGCTTATTAAATGTTACTGAAAAAAACACTCTTACTTATCGAATAAGAAGCAAACAACGTGATGCGACAAGTTGGACACTTGTTAAATCACAGACATTAACAAGTTTAACTCTTGCAGGTAATGAAATTATTGGAACGTACTCCGTTACTTCATCTTATGATTTTAGATTTGAAATTACAGATGTTTTTAATACTACTTTTGTATTGGACGTATTGCCTACAGGAAAGGTTGTTATGTCATGGGATAATGAAGGTGTTGGTATTGGTAAGGTGCGGGAGCGGGGTGCGTTGGATATAGCCGGGGATATATATCTTAATGATGATTTGATAGGTGTTGTCATTGACCAAGGCAGCAACGACAACGGCTCTTATGTAAGGTGGAGTAACGGCCTTCAGATATGCTGGGGATCAAANANTTTCCCCGGCGAGGGTTGGNNTGGAANCGGAGACAAATGGTATTTGTTGNNNCAAAGCCTGACTTTTCCCGTACCCTTTGATAGCAATCCCAGATTCTTTGGCACCACGCGAGACTCAGCAATAGCTGCGAGGTCTGCAAAATTAGCAAATTTTAACGTGAGAACATCAGGTCTTGTAAATATGTCATTTAACGGATGGGGTACGGCCCCCAATGACTTTTATTTACACTGGCTTGCCATTGGATGGTGGAAGTAATGATAAAAGTATATTTCAGCCCGCAGCGGGCAGATAACCAAATCGAATATTCGTTTTGCGGTGAGATGGTAACGGCTAGAATAGATGAAATAGAGGACACCTTCGATTTTAGCAACCTGCCCGACGGCGAACTGCACATGGAAGAGCCGATAGAGACCACCCTGCCCGTCTGTCCGATTATCTCCGCAAAAAGGGTGGACGGGATCTTGCACCTGGAACTCTTAAATTGGCTCGGCCCCAATGCGCCGTATGAAAGCCGTTTCCCGGAGTGGGTGGAGCTGCCGCTGCCGAAGAGGGTGGTAAAGAAAGAAGAGTCGGCGCATAAAGCTGTCATCCCCTGGCGCACTAAACAGGAAATCGAAGCGGAAAAGGCGGTCAGATTGGCGGAGGAGCGGGAGCAGGAAGAACGACGAAACAGAATCAAAGAGGGGCTGACAACTGCAAAAACAGAGGCCGAGTTGCGCAGCATCTTGCAAGACATGGCCAGGGAAATGGGAATAATATAGAATTAGCAGGATATTTTAAAATGATTATAGTATTAATACCACGGGAGGTGATTTCGTGTTTCAAAAGTTTAAGGCGCTGTCAGCTCTAAAGAAAACATTGATAGTCTTGGGCGTTCTCGTTATGTTCTTTTTCGTAGCGCCGCTTACCGTTAAAGTTGCATCAGCTGGGGAGATTGACCTGTTTGCGATGGTGCAGCAGCTGCTTTTCCGTGTGGACCAGCAGGAAGCAAAAATCTCGGAGCTGGAGGGGCGTGTAGGCTTGCTGGAGGCCGGCCAGGAACCAGAAGAACCGGCCGATCCTGAAGAACCCGGAGAGGATCCGGGGGAAGAGCCGGGACAGGATCCGGGCGGCAGCGGTGGAGATGGTGGAGGCGGCACAACTCCACCGCCTGGCGGCGAGCCTGGCGATGGATCTGGTAGCAACCCACCGCAGGAGCCAGAACCGGAGCCAGAACCGGAGCCAGAACCCGAACCCTGGCCACCATTAGCGAAGGTGGACTACATGCTTACTCCGCAGCGCAGCGACAGTGGCCGGATGGAATACCGGTTCGAGGGCACCAAGTTGTATTGCGATTTTTACGTGCCGAAGCCAGGAAGGCCATACAGCTACATCACCTGGGAAAAGCNGGAAGAAGATACGGAGTATGCTTTTACAGAAGTCATCGATCTGGTGGAAGCGTGGGAGAAATGGGAAAATGAAG